AACTGGTGCTACTGGTGCTACTGGTTCAGCCGGTGCAGATGGTGATATGACAAATTTTATAGTGGCAGGTTCATCAGGAGACAATCAAACAATTACAAATGGTAACACATTACGTATTTTAGCAGGTGCAAACATTACAACAACTGGTAGTGCAACAGATACAATAACGATTGCTTGTACTTTAGACGATCCCACAGCTATTGCAATCGCACTTGGATAAGGAGATATAAATGGCAAACACATTCAAAGTAGTAACATTTTCAGCGGAACCTGCTAGTGCAGGATCGCCATACACTATGTATGAAACACCCTCAAGCAGAACAACTGTTGTCATTGGTTTAATATTAACAAACATACATACATCACAAGTTACAGTAGAAGTAGAGCTTTCATCTAATACTGGCACTAGAGGTGGTCCAACATCAAGTTTAGTATCAAATTCAAATTCGTTCCTTGCTAAAAATGTACCTTTAGCTGTTGGTCAATCTATAGAAATATTAACTGGTGGCAAAGTTATATTAGAAGCTACAGATGCAATTTTAATTGATTGTTCAGTAACAGATAAAGTTTCAGGCACACTAAGTATTATGGAGATTTCATGATAACAACACCTGATTTTCAAGGCACACATCTTTGGGATAGACTGTGTTGGGCAAAAGAAAACTTAGAGCCTTATAGATCAGAATATTGTGTGGTGTGGGAAGATCAGAATGAACCAGATGCTCCTGCAAAAGTAACACACCCTGATTGTAATTGGTTAGCTTGTGCTTTGCAAGGTGGAATATTACCAGATGTGAGAGTCTATTGGGAGTTAGCTAAAGACGAAGCTAAAGCTGATTTTAAAAAACATACAAGAGGTTATCTATTACATAATACAAAACCTATTGATGCCATGACCGAAGAACAAGCGATTGAATATGCCATTATGAAAGACATACCTCGTCATGTTTGGCAAGATTGGGATAAAGCAAACAAACCAAGACTAGTTATATGCAAAAAATCACAACTGCCAAGTACAAGAACATGGCGAAACTCATGGAAGATATCAGAAGAATTAACAATACAACAACAAGAGGTGGCATAATATGGCAACTAACATAGCAGATAAAGATGGAAATATGATTGATGCTGAATCAGCAACGATCCCCTCAGACAGACATTTTAGAAATGCTTGGTCATTATCTGGCACAGTTATAACTGAAGATTTAACTGCATCTAAAGTAATCTTTAAAGATAAAATTAGAGCAGTTAGAAAAGATTTACTTGAAGCACAAGATGTAGCTTATATGAAAGCATTAGAAGCTGATGATAGTGATGCACAAACCACAGCTAAAAATGCTAAGAAAGCATTAAGAGATGCACCTTCAGCAAGTGCAATAACTAATGCAGATACTATTGCTAAATTAAAATCAGCTTGGGATACAAGTGTTTTAGGAACAAGTCCTTACGCATAGGAGTTTAATATGTTTAATAATATTGGTAAGAAAGCTGACACTACAAGTTACGAAGCTATCATACAACAACATGAAAATACTGTTACTGGATCATTAACTGTTGATGCAACTAACAATGCTTTGTCTTGTGGTCCAGTAACTATTGCATCTGGCACAACTATAACTCTTAGTGGGAATTGGACAATAGTATGAGTAGTGAATTAGTCGTAGATAAATTAACTGGTAGAGGTACATCTGGAGTAATAACTGTTACACTTGAAAATAGTGAATCACAAATATTACAACAAGGGTTAGCTAAAGTGACAGCAAATATAAAAGGAGATGGTACATCAAATGCAGATGCTGCATTAAATGTTAGTGGTGTAGTAGATGGAAGTGCAGGAATAAATACATTAACTATAAGTAATCCTTTTTCAGCAATAAAATCAGCAGTTCCACATATGACAAATCACGATTCTGGTTATAATAGGGGAACAGCAGTAGATGATGCATCTACTTCAGTATTTATACTTAGAATATTTCAGTCTAATAGTGGCTCGTTATTAGATGCTGATACAGACCACTCGGTTACAATTCATGGAGATTTAGCATGAGTAGTACACTTAAAGTTAATACACTTACTGGTGTATCTACAGCAGGATCAATCCTTGTTACTGGCGAGGGAAATTCAACAACAACTAGCCTACAACAAGGCTTAATTAAAGCGTGGAACAGATTAGACGGAGATGCTAGTACATTGACTAGTAATGATTCATTTGGTTTTAATGTTAGTGCACTTGTAGATGGTGGAGAGGGTCGTTATGCTTCAACATTTACAAGTGTAATGGCTAATGCACATTATGCAATAAGTGTTACTGGTGACCTCGGATCAAGTGGTAGATGGTTTGGTATTATTAAAGGTACTTCAAATACAACAAAAATTAATACTGTTATTTATGATCATAATGCTGGTTTTGCTGATAGTGATCCAACAATGATGTTAGTAGCAGGAGATTTAGCATGAGTACATTAAACGTAGATGCACTAGTTGGTAATAGTTCTGCTAATGCTATAACTGTTAGAGGTGAGGGAACAGCTACTACTAGTTTACAGCAAGGGTTGGCTAAACAATGGGTTAAGTTTCAAGCTGATGAAACAATGTTAGATAATTTTAATACAAGTAGTGTTGCTGATATTAATGTTGGAAAATTTCAAATGACAAGAACAGCTAATTTAGCTTCAGCAAATTATACTACAGTTCTTGGTGTTGATGTTACAGATGGTTCTGATTCTGGATTAGCTACAGCTTATGCTGATAATGGAAATTTAACAACATCAATTACGAGGGTTCTTTATTTATCTGCAACTGGCTTTGGTGCTTATGATGCTGATGGAATGTATACTCTTATACATGGAGATTTAGCATAATGGCTAAACCTACCATTCAAGAGATTCATGTAACACTAGAAAAACATATAGCTGTTAGTGACAATAAGTTTGCAGAACTTTTAAATAGAGTTAAACGTCAAGAGTCAATCATGTTAGGTACTGCAGGAACAATGATTGTAATGCTAATAGGTTTACTACTGAGGTAGCCCATGCTTGAAATGCTCATGGTTGCAAATAGTGCCTTTGCAATAATCAAACAAACCCTTGAAAATGGCAAAGATTTAAGTAGTGCAGGATCAGCAATCGCTAATTTTGTAGGTGCTGAAGAAAAACTACAACAAGATTTACATAAAAAAAAGAATAGTATTTGGACTAACTTCTTAGGTAAGACAGACAATGACCTAGAAGAATTTATGGCTCTTGAATCTATTAGAGTTAAGCAAGAAAAACTACGAGAGTATATGCAACTTTACGGCAGAGCCAATCTCTATAAAGACTACATACAATTCTGTGCTGATGCCCGGGTTGCTAGGAAAGAACAACGGATAAAAGCACAGAAACGTAGAGAGTATATTCGTGATATGGCTCTTAAAATTATATTAGGCATTTTAATTACAGCAATGTTGGCAGGTGTTGTAACCGTCTTGTTTGTTGTAGCTAAAAAGAAAGGGATAATATGACTGCGTTTATGTTGGCATGTTATCTTAATGGTGCAGTGCAAGGATCAATCTATTTCAAGTCAGTCGTAGACTGTATGTTTTATCAAGACCATTTAAGTGGTCAACAATTAGACACAGACAATGGCATGAAAGATTATAATTGCATGTGTAAATTGGTCCCCCAAATAGATGATAAGAAAGTGAGGGTATATTAATGTTAACGGCTTTGATACCTGCAGTATCAGGAATACTAGATAAGTTTATCCCGGATGCAGACACCAAACAAAAACTTAGCCATGAGATTTCTACTATGGCAGAGAAGCACGCACAAGAAATTGCATTGGCTCAGATCAAAGTTAATGAAGCTGAAGCTAAAGGTAACTGGTTTCAATCGTCGTGGAGACCCGCTACCGCTTGGGTATGTGTACTTGGATTTCTTGTAAACTTTTTAGTCTCACCTTTATGTGCAGGGTTTGGGATTATAATTCCACAAGCTGATACGGCTACCATGCTACCGGTTTTAATGGGCATGCTAGGACTCGCAGGAATGA